AGTAGGCCCCGGAGGTCCACCAGAAGGTCCGGTTACTCCAGTTATGCCGGTAGGTCCAGTAGGTCCTGGAAGTCCAGTAGGTCCAGTAGGTCCAGTAGGTCCAGTAGGTCCTGGAAGTCCAGTAGGTCCTGGAAGTCCAGTTATGCCAGTAGGCCCTATTTGAGGCAAAGGAAAGGAACATGGAAAGGGTATGTGACAATTCTTTTTAAATTTACTCATTTTTACACCTCCCTTATAAATTAACTAACAATTTATATTTATACTTTAACAACTTATGAGTAAACAGACACACTGGTGTAAGGAACCCCCCCACAATAATTACATAAAAGGTTTTAAGAGCAAGCCTTTATTTCACATTCCATACCAAAAAGAGCACTATATTATATATAAGTGCTCTTCGGATCAAAGCTCTTAGTGTAAAAGAGTACGTGATACCAAATGTAATTTTTTCATGGGCGTGAAGTATTTGAAAAAAAGCTATTTTAGTAGGGAACAAGTTTAAAAGGCCCTGGTTGACACAGGACCTTTTAAAAGGGAACAACACTTGACATGTTAATAATTTTGACTGAAAGTTACTTTCATATTACCATTATTGGGGTTTTAATTCCAATAATGGTTGTTGAGAAATAAAAAATTATTTGGCACAACAAAGCAGCTAGCTGAAGTAGCTAACTGCTTTGTTGTACGCTTTTAGAAGTAGCATGGGATACAACTATAGTATAAACGGATATCGAAATATTATGCAGGAAAGAAAACTAAACAAAAATTTCATTTTGTAGAAAAACACCAAAGTAAAACGAGCACTTGTTCCAGAGTGCTCGCATAAAAACATTCCATGTATTGGGGTTATGTTTGTAAGTCATGAACCAGTGAATGGATGAAAAGTAAGGTTCAAGATAGTTTATTCATTTTAAAGCAAATAGGAACTTGTACGGCAAAAAGAGCAGCTAGTAAAAGCTAACTGCTCAATTCCATAGGGAGAGCGACGAAAGAGAAGGAATGCTTTAATGAGTTTGGACTTATCGCTCGTTTATAGTATGTGATTAATATTAAGGAATATTCAGGTGTGTAACAAAAAAGAGCACCTTAGAATAGTGCTCTTTCTCGGAGTGTCTATATATATGAAGGTGAACTACCCTCTCCAAATAATATATGCATTTTTGAATTAAGAGTTGCCTGTACAAAAAAGAGCAGCCAGCAAAAGCTAACTGCTCCATTTCCCAAAAAAGGTTTCAGGCTGCAAACACTGTTAAGAAAGCAGCTTATGAGTAGTATGTACAAAATAGTGAAGATTATTCGGATGAAAAAAAGAGCACCTTCGAAAAGTACTCTTTCATAAAGGTTATGCGGAAATAAAATGACGAGATCACTTAGTAGAAAAGAATGGCACAAAATACTATATGAACGTTTATCTAATAGGTGACAGTAAAATGAAAAGAGCAGCTAGCAAAAGCTAACTGCTCAGGTTAAGAAATGGGGTGTCTACAGTATTGACGGAATATTGATTTATCTTCAGGAGAGAGAGTGGAGTGAATCATTTTAGTTTGATACAACTTGATCTTGATCTGCAACATCAGCATCAAATGTGTTTGTTGCACTAACACCACTAAAGTTATTGGTAATAAAAGAATTATTTGATGAACCAGAACCATTGTAAGACTTTTGATTGTTTTTTGGAGAAACATTATAAAAATCACCTAAATTAAAAGAACCGTTACTGTTTTGAACGAGAAGGTTTCCAAGAATCGATGGCAAAGTTTTCACCTACTTTACTTAGGAAGTATTTAAATTAGTATATGGTGAAGGTGTCTAGAGGTTCTTTTGGATCTAAGAATTCGAAGCTATCGCCTGTGAAGATTTTAATAAAATAATCCTTTGAATAGAAAGTGAGGTTAGGAGAATGACTACTTTAAAGAAAAGGAAAACAAGAAAAGCTATTGCTCGTCGTACGAAGGCGGTTGATAAATATAGGTTTGAAAAAGCTTGGAGAAACATCTTTGTACAAGCTGGTATTTTAAAGTGAAAGCAAACAGAATATAGTCCGGCTAGAAAACTAGAGGACACCAATTCATTAAGGCAGCAATTTAAGCTGTTTTAGGAATAGGTGTCCTTTTTATTTTGAAAAGGGAGATGGGAAAATGAAGGTGTTAAGAGATCAATTGCGTGAATGGGAAAAGCAATCGAACCAATCGAAAAAGAAAAAGAAAAAGAAGAAAAAAGGAAAAGAGAAATTTAGTACTCGTGAAATTGAAGATTTAATGGGGATACATAGACCTTGCTATGAACGTAGACGTGGAGCGTTAAGACAAAAGTAATAAAAAATAAAAAGGAGTGGTCTTACATGACTAAACAATTATCTTTCTTACCAAAAATCGATAGAGCAGCAACACAAGAGAAGTTAGAGGGTGTTCTTGAAAGTGTACGTATATATAGACAGTTCGGAGTGATTCGTAAGGAAATGAAAGTCACTCCTTCTTATGAAGTTAGAGAACATGGTCCAACACATGCTGTTGGAAAGCCTTTGGAGGATGTGGCAATTGCAAATATACAACAAAGTGAGCATGAAGAGTGGTTGGAGTTAATGTCATGCCGTATTAATCAGTTTTTAAGTCGCTTAGGTAATAGTTGTGCAGGAAAGATTCAGAGAGATATTATAAATAAGCGTTATTTAGACGAAGAAGCCGTATGTGATTATATGGTTTATAACGAAATTGGAATGGCTGAACGTACATATCGCCGTTGGAAGTCCAGGGCGTTTTATAATTTAGCTTTTGCACTTAGATTAGAAGTTTATGAGACTGAAGAAGCTGGAGGTAATGAGTAATGAACTTTGTTCAACCAATACGTGATCCAGAGCAAATAAAGCAAATTAAAGAGTATTTAAAAGAAATGAGTGAGCGTAATTATATCTTGTTTGTGATAGGGATTAATACAGGTCTACGTATTAGTGACATTTTAAAACTGAAGGTTGGAGATTTAAAGGGTAGTCACATTTCAATGCGTGAAATGAAGACAGGTAAGCAGAAACGTATTCAAATTACTGCAGCATTAAGAAGAGAGTTAAAGTGGTACATTGAAGATATGGAAGACTATGAGTATTTAATTAAGAGCAGACAAGGAAAGAATCGACCAATAGGAAGAAGCATGGCATATAAAATACTTAGTACCACAGCAGCAGAGTTTGGTTTAGACGAGATTGGAACACATACACTACGTAAGACATTCGGATACCATATGTACATACAGACAAAGAATATAGCTTTGCTGATGGAGATATTCAATCATTCAAGTGAACGAGTAACATTACGATATATAGGAGTAAACCAAGATGCAATGGATAAAGCAATGACTAGGTTTAAAATTTAATCATTGCTTTTTCTTTTTAGTTCGAGGATAGCATTACATGCCTATCGACTTAAGAACAGAAACTTACGCTTGAACATAATATCAAATCTAGATGAGCAAAGCTATTTCAAGTGAATAGAATTCACTCTTTAAGAATACATAAAATATATACATACAAGCTTAGTCTAATCACTACATCATTAGTGAAAGTAGAATTCTATAAATTTTGGAGGAAGAAATATGCAAAAAAAGGTTCTCCTGTTCACAGATTTGGGGATTGATGATGCGTTTGCTATATTGTACATCTTTTTTCGTAAAGACATTCAACTTGTAGGAATTGTAGCCGATTATGGAAATGTATCAAGAGAAAATGTAATAAGGAATATTAACTATTTGAAGTACATTGCGGGAAGAGAAGAGATACCTGTATTCCTTGGTGCTTCTGTACCGTTGACAGGTATATTGATTCAGTATTTCCCTGAGGTACATGGAAAAGTCGGATTAGGGCCTATTATTCCCCCTGAAATTCCATATCCAGTTTATTCCTTAAATGATATTTATCAAATTATAGAATCAAATTTAGAAGATCTTACAATTATCAATTTAGGAAGACTTTCTTCGCTAGCTACGACTTTTGTATTGAATTTAGAAACAATGCGAAACGTAAGAGAATGCATTTGCATGGGGGGAGCTTTTTTCTACCCAGGTAACGTAACTGCTGTGGCTGAAGCTAACTTTTACTCAGACCCTTATGCAGCAAACTTAATTCTGCAGCATGCAAAGAACTTGACGGTTATTCCTTTAAATGTGACTCAACATGCGATTGTTACACCCGAAATGGTCCAGCAAATCGATGCATTTCATCGGAATACACAGGATCTTGCAGGACTCATCATCAAACCTATGTTAGATTATTATTATAATTTCTACTCCAAGTCGAATCCTGGTATAAGTGGAAGTCCTATGCATGATTTTGTAACGGTGTGGTATTTGCTGAATCAAGAGGCTGTTAGCCTTTCAAGGGTACCCATTAAAGTAATTCCTGATCAAGGGGAAGGATTTGGTCAAAGCATTGCAGACTTTCGTTTTGTTACTAATCCAGGCTATAAAACGCATAATGTAGCTTTTCATTTTGATTATGAAAAGTTCAAGAAGGATATTATGGAAACGTTCCTAAAGAAGAGAGTGTAACGGACTTTATTAACTTCAGATAATACGGATTATATGAATGAAATATCACTGCACTTCACGTACAAGAATACGAATTTTTTAGGGTGAAATTCGTCTAACATACAAAGCTTCCGAAATGTTGGCTGTATCCTATCACTATCAAGCTAACAGAATAAAATTTTCCTAATTTCTGGTACATTAAACCTTTAACTTGATGACCATGTGGTGCTACCCTATTCTATACGGTTACTCATTTTTATTATGTTGTGTAACTCAAAAGAGAAAGTGCTATGAAGCTATCAATATCAAGGGCTGTAGCGTTTGGCGTAGTTACACAAAATATAAGATATGGGTAAGTGAAGGAAAGGCATAAAAAGGAGCGTAGCTCGTCAAACAGATGTAATGCTCTATTACTTTTAAGTTAAGAAATTCATTGTTTCCGATTAATTGCATCCGTTTTTTGTGATTGTTGTGATTTGAATTATAAGTCCGCCAAAATTTGAACCATAATATTGCTATAAGTCTTTTTTACTCATAAACTTGCCGTGTTTTTTATTAATGTAGCTTGATGGGCAGGTGGTGCAACTCTAATAGATTTGGGACCTCTCTTTGTATCACTATCCTTTAATTATCATATACATATAAGGTATTAAAATTAAATTTTAAAGGAGAAATATGTTATATGACAAAATTGGAGGAACTAGAAAAAGATTTTAATCAAATGAAACTAGATTTAAAAGCTATGCAACATGATATGAAAAATTTAGAAACAAGAATACTAGTAGCTGAAAAGGATGTTTTAACTATTAATAAACAATTAGATAAAATTAGTGCAAATACTACATGGATTTTACGATTAATCATAAGCGGATTGTTAACAGGAGTACTTGGTGTGGTAGGAAGAGCCCTGTTATAGGAAAAAGGATGTTGGTCAATCAAAACGGATTTAGTGAAGAAAAGAGATTATTTGATTTGATTAACTAGCGTGGGAGCCCTTCAAGGATTGAAGGGCTCAAAGGGGACACTCTTTACCATTGATGTGGTTTACATATATTTTGACAGTCGTAGAAATTACCTCCAGCGCTTAATAAGCAATAGGTGAAACACTTTGGGACAGTATAGGCAAAGATTGAGGTTATATGAGGATTGCCACAAAATGAAAGAACCATAAGCCTGCCCAAGGGGCAAAATTATGGTTCAACTCACAATTATTACTTCGTCTAAATAAGAAAAAAGGTTGGATTATTCCGCCTCCATTACATGTTCTACAATCAGATCAAGCATAATACCTAAATAAAATTCAATCTATTCTTTGACTGTTGCAGTGAGGTTGTCTAGAAAAATAAAGGTTATTAGTGAATTAAAATAAGTGGCAGAGTCGTGACCGCTTTTTGGCAGGAAATGTGCCGGTTGTTTTGGTATAAACGTGTTATATTTGTATTGTGAGAAGTGGCGGAAAACACTACTCACTATGTTTTTTCTAAAATTCTAAACGGTTCGTAATGACGGCGCATAAAATCCGAAACCAGCAGATGGTAGTGATTGAATGATACCGTTATTAAGGAGAGCTTTTGCTCTTCTTCCAGTTACTTAATAATGCATAAAAAGATTGGTGCAGCAACATTAGGTGATTGGAAGAAGGGTAAAACTTCATTTACCGTAATTAAAATACAAATAAATAATTGATATCAGAGCATCCATTCAGGTTCTTTTTATTTTGGAGGAGATTATACTTTGAAAATACCATTATAGAAATGGTGCTTGAATAGAAGTTGTGGATTTGAAGAGGCTCTCATACGATACGTGATGGTTGTAAATGCCCTAAACGTGATGGGTCAATGATCAATCAAATTGGTGCAAATGAAAGATAAGAAAAATAAAAAAAGAGGGCTGAATCCCTCTTTTTTTTGATATGCTAATTAATCACAAATCGGTATTCCAAGCACTCTTAGAGCTAATGCTACTTGAAGAGAAATCTCTAATCTAGCAATCTCGATACCAGCTACTGTAAGAACTAAAAAAGGTTGGCCATTTACAAACACAACGCAACTTTCCATGGTTACGCCTCCCTTTTAGTAAACTACTACAGTATATGAGTTGAATATTAATATGTAATAGTTAAATTGATGGATTTAATGAAATTGATAGATTTACCTTGTTCTAACAAAACAAACTCAACCCAAACCAAATATTGTAAAAGTGATTTAAAAACCATCTAATGTAACACATCATATATTTTGTTACATTAGATTTAAGGAGAGAAACGCTGTTATATCAACGTTTTTATCCATTTGCAAAAATAACTACCATATTTTATGTAACATATTGTATAATAAAGATACATCTAATGTAACATAACGTATGGAGGGGTAAGGAATGAAGTTTGTGCAACCAATTCGAGATAAGAAAAAATTAGAAGAAGTGAAAGAGGTTTTACGTCGCCAGTCTTATCGTGATTTGTTTTTATTTGAAATGGGAATCAATACAGGTCTAAGAATTAGTGACTTATTAAAGTTACATGTAAATGATGTGAAAGAAAGAACTCACATTGTTATTAAAGAACAAAAGACCGGAAAAGATAAACGTTTCATTATCAATACAGCGTTAAGAGAAAAAATAAACGAGTATGTAAGTGGAATGAACGAAACGGATTGTTTATTTGCTTCTAAAAAGACAAAAAAGCCTATCACTAGAATTCAAGCTTATCGAATCATGAATACCGCTGCTGAAAAAGTAGGGCTTGATGAAATTGGAACGCATACTCTTAGAAAAACTTTTGGATACCATTATTATCAGAAGACAAAAGATGTAGTAATGCTACAAACGATATTTAATCATTCTGCTCCGTCTATTACATTACGTTATATAGGAATTCAACAAGATGAGATCGATAAATCATTAGAAGATTTCAGTTTATAAATAAGAAACAACAAAAGTAGCGAATCCGCTGCTTTTTTATTTTGTAAAGCAATTAGCGTGAGGTGGTGTAAATGGAAGAAGAAACTATAAACGTTCCTACATGCTCTGTTTGTAATGAGCCGTGCATGTGGACCTTAAAAATGCCATTAACTATTACTCATTTTGATAAAACATATCTCCGTGAAGCAAATACGGATAATGCTCATATATGCATTGAGTGTTTAGAGAAGGAAGTGCAAACAATTGGATAAGGGGGCAGGTGTTATGTAATTATGGCCAGACAACGAAGTCCAGACCGTAACAAAGCGTATGAAATATTTAAAGAACATAATGGTGATATTACGAATCGTAAAATTGCTGAATTGTTGTCTACATCTGAAAAAACTGTAAGTGAAAAAACGGTTGGCGGATGGAAGTCCAAAGATGGATGGATAGACCAATTAAATGGAGTACTCCATAAAAATGAACGGAGTACTCCAAAGAAAGATACGGAGTACTCCAAAAAGAAACCAGGAGCACCCAAAGGTAATAAGAATGCTGTAAACAATCGCGGTGGAGCTAAAAAGGGCAATAAAAATGCTGTTGGTAATCCCGGAGGTTCTGCTCCATTGCGTAATGGTAATGCTGCTACCCATGGTTTATATAGAAAGTATTTACCAAAAGAATTATATGTTTTAAAAGAAGAGCTAGAGGAAGCGATTAACAATGATCCTTTATCGATTCTATGGGAAAGTATAATGTTGCAGCACGCTCAAATCATTCATGCTCAACGTATTATGTTCGTTAATAATAAAGAGGACATGACAAAGGAACTGAGAAAGAAAAAACTTAGCGAAAGTGGATTCGAAGAAGAGTGGGAAATTCAATTCGCTTGGGACAAACAGGCTAGCTTCTTAAATGCACAATCTAAAGCACTTTCTACCTTATCTGCTCTTATTAGAGATTTTGATAGATTAGCAAATATAGATGATGAACGAAGGGCCAAACTTGAATTTATCCAGGTTCAAATCGACAAAATTAAATCTAATACTAATAATGATGATAACAATATTGAGCCGGTTGTCATTGTAGATAATATTAGTGGTGATTTAAATGTCTAAAAAGCAAATCGCAGAAATACTTCCACCGGCATTTCATCAAGTTTGGTTAGCTCGTAAATGTGAATCAATATTAAAAATTGTTTGTAAAGGCGGACGTGGTTCAGGTAAATCTACTGATATATCCATTTGTATTGTTATGGATCTTATTCAGTTTCCTATTACGGTTCTTTGCATACGTAAAGTAAAGGATACAATAAGAGAATCCTGCTATGAGCAAATAAAAGAAGCAATAGAAATATTAGGTGTAGAACATTTATTTCGTTTTAAAGAAAGTCCAATGGAAATCATTTATAAGCCGCGTGGGAACAAAATGATATTCCGTGGTGCTGATGACCCTGCGAAAATTAAATCTATTAAGATAGCGAAATATCCAGTTGCTATTGCATGGTTTGAAGAATTGGCTGAATTTAAATTAGAAGAAGATGTTTCTACAATTGAAAAATCTATTTTGCGTAAAGAATTACCGAATGGATTGCGATATAAAATGTATTACTCATACAACCCACCGAAGAGAAAACAATCCTGGGTTAACAAGAAATTTGAAACGCAATTCAGACCAAAGAATACATTTGTACATCATAGTACATACCATGATAACCCGCATATTTCTAAGCAGTTTGTAGAAGAAGCAGAAGAAACAAAAAGGCTTAAACCGCAGCAATACGAACACGAATATGAAGGGAAACCGACAGGTAGTGGTGTTGTTCCATTTAGTAACCTTAAATTCAGGCGTATTACAGATAAAGAAATTAAAACATTTGATAATATACGTCAAGGAATTGACTGGGGTTACGGGAATGACGCGCTGTCTTTTGGTCGTATGCATTATGACAAAACACGCAGGAAGCTTTATATATTTGGTGAAATACATGGTGTTAAAATCAGTAACCGTTCATTAGCTGAAAAGATTAAAAAAATCGGCTGGGATGATGTTGAAATAATTGCGGATTCTTCTGAACCAAAATCAATCGATGAAATGAAAAACGATCATGATATCAAGAAAATTAAGGGTGCAGTTAAAGGGCCTGGTTCTGTTGAATACGGAGAAAAATGGTTAGATGATTTAGTAGAAATCATAATTGATCCCGAGCGTTGTCCAAAAACTGCAGGTGAATTTGAAAATATTGATTATGAAGTTGATAAAGATGGTAATCCGAAAAACAGATTACAAGATAAGGACAATCATAGTATCGATATGACTCGTTATGCATGTGAGGACGATATGAGCAAACATAAAGTAGTTATGGGTGGAAAGGTTAAAAGAGTGTAGTCGGACATTTATTGTTCGGCTATTTCTTTTGCTCTTTATCAATAGAAGAAAGGAGGACATACAAACGATATGGGCGATAAGAAAACAATTAAAAATGTAAAGGTATTTGGTATTAATAAAGCAGCAGATGATCCGAAGAATAAGGAAGACAACAGCAAGCAAATGGCAGTTGATCCATTCGCTCAATCATATAGTGATAAAGGATTAATTAAACCTCCTTATGATATGGCAACTCTACTGGATATAAAGGAAAGTAATCCTATTCATTCTGCTTGTATTAGCGCAAAAGTCGATGATATTGCTGGTGTTGGTTTTGACTTTGCCCCTTTTGAAGAAGTAAAAGAAGCAGCGAGCCAGGAGCAGTATAAAAGATTAAAAGAATTCATGCGTAATTGTAATCCAGAAATGACAAGTTCAGAAATTCTTAGAGCTGTATGGGAGGATTATGAAACGGTTGGATGGGGCGTTATTGAAGTTGTTCGCGATAAGAAAGGTGAAAGTCCGGTAGAGCTTTATCATATACCGGCTCATACCGTACGTGCTCATAAGGACAAAGTACGCTTTGCTCAAATCGTAAGTAACAAAGAACGATGGTTTAAAAAGTTCGGTTATCCTGATGAGTTTCGTCTTGTTGATGGTCAACCTTTAGGAGCAGAAGACATTGCAGAAAACGGAACAGAAAAAGCCGGGGAAGTAATTGTTATTCGCAAATTCGGTTCTCGTTCTTCTTATTATGGGATACCTAATTACGTTAGTTCTATTGGCTCAATAGTTGGCTCTCAAGCAGTAAGAGATTATAATATTAACTTTTTCACGGGTAAGACTATTCCGGACGCTCTGCTATTTATTGAGGGAATCGATGAGATAGATGAGGGAACGGAAAATGAATTAAAAGCGTTCTTCTCTGCAGAAACAAAGGGCGAACATCATAAGTTGGCCGTAGTTCCTGTTCCACCAGGAGCAAAAGCTAGATTGGAAAAAGTCAGCCCTGATGTAAAAGAAGGTAGTTTCCGTTTGTATAAGCAGGATAGCGCAATGGAGATATGTGTGGCCCATCGTGTACCACCTTATCGTATCGGTTGGGCTATGACAGGTTCATTAGGACAAACGACTGCTAAAGAAATGAATGAGATGTACAAGCGTTCTATTATTGAACCTGGCCAAGAAATATTAGAACATCGATTAAACAATCAATTGTTCCGTGTATTTTCTGAAATACTAGGCGGTTTAGATTGGCATTTTAAATTAAATGAAATCGATACGGATGATCGTGAAGCAGATTTGAAATATGCAAAAGACAGTTATGAGGGTGGAATATTAAAACTGAATGAGTCCCGTAAAGTGGTAGGTTATGAACCTGTACCGGAAGGCGATAAATTCTTTAATGGTAAAACAGAATCTTCTCCGCCTGAACCAATCGCAAAAGCTGCAGATGATGAACAAGATAACTTAATTGCTATTAATGCATTTAGGGAAAAGCATGAAGAAATAGAGAAAGCTATGCAAAAGAAGGTAGCGGATTTTTTTCCGAGCAGGGAAAACGGCTCTTAAACCTGCTTCCCATAATTCGTATTAATAAAGCAGATGAAGAGATTGATCTTGTAATTACAGAAGCAGAAGTTGATGAATTTCTTGATAGTGTCGATTGGGATGAAGAAAGACAAATGTTTGTCGATGAAGTCACAGACACGCTGCAGGATGATGTAACAGAATTTGTACAAAGTACTATTGCAACAAATGGTTTAACTTGGATGGTATTAGATCCAATTGGTGACGTTGCTGCAAAATGGGTAGCTGCTTACGCTTTTGAATTAGCAAAAGGAATCCATGAAACCACTAAAGATAGATTAAGAGAAACAATGTTAAAGAATCTTAAAGAGGGAATGGGTGTCGATGCATTAAGTGTTTCTATTGCAGATGTGATGTCAGATGCAAGTAACTATAGAGCAATGATGATTGCACGTACAGAAACAACATATGCAATGAATTACGGCAATTTAATCGCTTATAAGGGTGCAAATAGAAACAAGAAAACATGGCTTACAGGCAACGATGAGCGTGTTTGTAAAGAATGTGGTGGTTTACATGGGGAAACGGTAGATATTGATGATTTATTTAGTAATGGAAAGATGTGTCCGCCAGCTCATCCTCATTGTCGCTGCACTATGATTTCAGAAGAGTAATAAAATACACCTATTTGATTGGGGTTTCATCGTCAAAACGTATACAGCTTTAAATTGGCTGGGATGCGTTTTGACAGTGGAACCCCAATATTTATAGGGAAGGAGGTAAAACAATGGCATATGAACTGAAAAACGCCAATATTAGCTATGTTTCTCTAGTTACAAAGGGAGCTAATGGTCGTCAATTCGCCATCATGAAAAGCGAAGCTGCTAAACAACACAATATATCAAAACAGATTCCAATCCTTAAAACAGAGGAAGAGAAGCAGCTTGTTACGGGTGTGGTATATGAACCGGATGTTGAAGATTCGCACGGGGATACAATGACCGTAGAGGAAATTGAAAAGGCTGCATATACCTTTATGGAAAATTATCAACACATCGATAAACAACACGATGAAATCGCTGGTAAAGGAACAGTAGTTGAAAACTGGATTGCTAAAAGTGATATGACAGTAGGCGAACAAGAAGTAAAAGCAGGAACATGGCTTATGACTGTTCGTGTTGATGATACAGACACCTGGGAAGAAATAAAAAAAGGTGAAGTCACTGGTTTTTCTATGGGTGGATTTGGTGAACGTGTAGAAATCGCAAAAGCAGATGATCTTACGCGTGAAGAGAAAGGCATTATTCGTAAAATGGTCGGTTTCTTCAAAGGTGAGAAACACGAGATTAAAAAGGGCGAAGTAAAAGATCGTTTTGTAGACGAAAGACAGAATCGTGATTTACGTGCCGTTTTTAATTTGTTCGAAGATGTGTTCTATTGGGAGGTTTGGGAGAACAATCCCGATATTGACCGAATGATGACTGCTCTTGATGATATGAAGGAAATCCTTTCTTCTATAAAAGGCGGTTATACCATTGCGAAATCTGAAGACAGTGTACAAGCAGAAAACATTGTATTAGAAAGTATTAAAAAAGCTGGGAAAGTTTTATCCCAAAAGAATCATGCAAAATTAGATGAAGCATTAGCTTTAATTAGTGAAATAAAAGAAGCTGCTTCACCAGAGGAGGAAGAAGAAATGAAAGCAGAGGATATTGCAGAGATTGTTAAACAAGCAGTAGAACCACTAGCTACTAAGTTAGAGAAGATTGAAAAGCAGGTGAATGGTGAAGAGGTAGAACCGACGCCGGAAGAGCAAACAGAGGAAGAGAAAGTTGCGGCAGTTATCAATAAAGCACTAGAACCATTTGCTGAACGTCTTGGGAATATCGAAAATGCTGCTTCTATTCGTAAAAGTTTAGATCCAGACGAAGAATTCACACCAGGGCAACAACCAATTAAAAAATCTGTATGGGCAGGAATTAACCTGTAATATAAGGGGGAAATATTAATATGGGAACAACATACAACAATCAGCAATTATTAAATCGTCTATCTAAAATTGAAAAGACAATTACTACAGGATCAGTTTCTTCTGGTTTATTAAATCCGGAGCAAAGTAAAGAATTCTTTAGAATGGCATTTGACGCAACACCATTCTCTCAATTACATCGAAAAGAAATGCGTAAAGCAAAACAAGGTGTACTTGATAAAGTTGGTATTGGCGGCCGTATTCTACGTAAGAAAACAGAGAATAAAGATGAGGATTACCGTGCAGGTGTTACTACATCAACTATTCCATACAATACAAAAGCACTTCGTCTACCTTGGGAAATTACAGAAGAAACGCTGCGTGAAAATATTGAAGGGGAAGGCTTTGAAGATACTGTAATGGCACTTATGTCAAGTCAAACAGGTGTTGATTTAGAGGATTTACACTGGAATGGTGATGCTGAATCATCTGATCCATTTTTATCAATTAACGATGGTTGGCTGAAGAAGATTTTAAAATCAAAAGAATCTCATATTATTGACCACGCTAAATTAGTAACTGGTACAGGGGAAGAAGCAAAAGCTAATGGGTTTGGTAAAGGATCAATCTTTGCTCTATCTGGTGTAATGCCGAATAAATATAAAAATAGTAATCTACGTTGGATTATGTCACCTAATCGTAGAGAAAAATGGATTGAATATTTAACAAACCGCCCTACAGGTGCAGGTGATGCTGCATTACTAGGAGCAGGAGACCAAGTTAATAAACCGATGGGATACGGAATTGTTACAGTTCCTACTTTATCAGATGACATTATTATTCTTGCAGATCCACGTAACTTTATTGCTGTTAACACATATGAAACTCGTATTCGTAAAACAACAGAAGGTAAATCTGCAGTAATGGAAGATAAACGATTCTATGTAATCCACTTTGATGATGATGCTGTAATACAAGAAATGGATGCAGTAGCAATCCTAACAAATATTCCGGATACGTTTGGAGCTTAATAACCAGGCGTATTTTTTATGGGCATAAACCCTTTGTTAATAGGGGTTTGAATGTATACTTTTTTAATATTTTCTTGTTTTTAATAGAAAACGAGATAGAACCAATAAAACCAATAATTCGAATGTAAACTTTCATGTAATAGTTTACATTCGTGAAAGGGGTGTTAACCATGAAAGTAGTTACGCTGCGATACGGTGGCACTTACACCGCTTATGGACAAAAGTTTAAGAATGGCCAAGAGGAAACAGTTTCAAATGATAAAGCTGATTACCTTGTAAGTACTGGACATTTTGAACTTGTAAAAGAAGTCGATAAGAAGGAGAAAGAAACATAATGGATATTACCATGCAGGACATTAAAGACCGCGTAAATGTGCATAAGATACCTGATACAGTTGTTCAAGAACTGATAGATTACTATACGGTTATTACTAAAAAGTATTTAAGAGTAAAGCCGGAGAACCCAATGAAAGAAATCATCCATACTAGTAAACTAGCTTGGCTTTCTTTTCCTGCTGAATCTATAGCAAAAGTAACTCATGTTAGTTCAAAACAAGATATGACCGATTCTATTACTGTAAATGGCCGTATTGTTTATGGTTTATCCGAAAATCAATTATATGAATTCGAATATAAGATACAAGATTACGATGATCTGCAGGTACTTATGAAGAAATGCATTATCGATTTGGTTGTTTCTGCAGTAGGTCGTGCTAAATTACAACGGAAAGGTATGAAGACATCCGAAAGTATAGGGGATTATTCGTACCAGATTAGCCCAGAAGCGCTAGACGAACCTGCTACAAATAATAAGATACTTAATGGTTTAAAAGCGTTTAGAGCAAGAGTTAAGCCAGTGATGGCCACATGAGCATGTACTTTGACGATGGTGATATGGATGATTTATATATTCATGAAGTAATTGTAAAACGAAAAGAGAGAAAGAAACAATCCTCTGGCAATTATGCAGAAATAGAAGGGGAAATTTACGAGAATATGATTTGCCGTGTAACTACTAATTCTGCTGCTGATAATGAGAGATTTAAACGTGATAAACAAAATTTCGATACAATCTTTAAGATATATGCACCTGCTTCTTACAAGATTAAGCCGAATGATCGTATCTTTTTCAAAGATGATGATTTAGGCGTTGATTATACATTTGAAGTAAAAGGAGAACCACGTAATCCTGCGTTTATGAATCATCACATTGAGATTTATTGTGAAAAGGTGTGATTCTATATGTCTAGTTCAGTAGAAGTTGAGTTCTCAAGCAATATGGAGCAAGTAAAGACGCATATTAACGCTATGTGTGTTGAAAAAGTAACAGCAGCAACTATTCATTTGCAAAATCAAGTTAAAAAGAATCTCACAGGTAGCCGTAGCGGTAAACAATACAAGATACCTCATACCAGTCGTAAGTATACTGCTTCTAAACCAGGTGAAGCTCCTGCTGTTCGTACTGGTGACTTATTAAACTCTATTAAGTACAACATTAAAAGGTCGCAATCAGAGGTATTGGGCGCAGTAGGAAGTGACTTAAAAAAAGCAATATGGCTTGAAACTGGTACGAGTAATATAGAAGCCCGTCCATTTCTGGTTAAAACGTTTGAAAAAGAGCGCAGAGAACTGAAAAGGCAAATGGGAGGGTAATTGTATGTCTAATGCTATTGCAGCTATTAGAAAGCTTGTTGAGAGTGATGAAATAATAAAGACAAATCTATCGGAATATGGTGAAGGTGAAGATAAAGATAAAGGCCCTGCTCTTACATTCCAAACTGCACAAGATGATATGGAAATGCCTTATGTAGTTATGAGAATTGAAGCAGATAATCCGGATGATGTTGAAATTATAGATCGTATGATTCTAAATTTCGATGTGTATTGTGATAATGGAGATTATGATAAGGCGAAGTTAATTGCTACACGTATTGAGAAGTTACTAGATAGGGAAGTTGGTTTAAAAGATGATGGGATACTTTCTATACATCGTGCAGGTAAACTGCCAGTACCGGATGAAGACCCATCTACCATTCATATAAATGCGAAATTTCTTGTCCGAACGATTCGAACGGACTTGTATTAGGGGGTAGAACGAATGAGCTGGAAATTAATTAACGGTGTCCGTGAAGGGACAACTGATAATTTTGTAATCGGCCCTGGTGTCATGTACAAAGACTTTAAAAGCGTAAAAGATTTAGGAACAATGGTCGGAGCAACTACAGGCGGAACCAAAGTAGGTTTTGATCGTGAGTACTATGATGCAGATATTGATGGTGTATTAGGTAAGATGGTGCGCGGCAAGTGGTTATTAAAAGATGAACCGCATGTAGAACTTACATTAGTAGAGTTTACAAAAGAAAACCTGCAGTTAGCTTTACCTGGGATGACAGTAGATAGCACAACAGTAGAGGGTTACGATGTTTTAACGCCTTCAAATGAAATTCCGGATTCAAGTTACCATGATATTGCTTTGATTGGGATGGTTTCAGGAAGCGACTTGCCAATTATTTTCGTTATTCGAAATGCATTGGTAGTATCATCTATTGAAGTTGATTTGAAAGATGGAAAAGGAACGGTTGGATTGAAATGCAAGTTCATTGGTCATTACAGTGAATCTGCACCAAATACACCGCCTTATGAAATCTATTTACCAAAGAAAAAGAAAACAGCAGCACTTAAAGCGCCGGCTACCGCATAAATGGTAGTCGGTTTTCTATTATATAAAACTAGCTAAAAGCTAAAAGGAGAGAACGGAATGACATCTATTTTAGAAAAAATGATGAATACAGGTACAGAAATTACAATTTCAGGTGTAAAAGTGACGATGCGACGATTAAATGTAACGGATGTTTGGCGATTCGCTAAAATTATTTCGAAGGTTGGACGCAGCGCAATGGCAAATTTTGCTGATTTCGGTAAGGATAAGCAAGAAATGGATGAACTAACTAAAGTAGCTGAATCTCTTCCGGAAGAAGAAAAGCAAGCGCAATTAGCTGCACTTAAAGAGAAGCAGCAGCAAAAAGGATTAGAATTTGCTTTTCGTGTTCTAACGATGATCCCTGCTTGTGAGGATGATTTTACAGAGTTCTTTGCTAGTTTATTAAAAGTGAAAGCCGAAGAATTTAGACAGTTCCCTCCGGAAGCAATGGTTGCTGTTATACAGGGCTTATTAGAAAGTGAAGACCTAATGACTTTTTTCAACCAGGTCAAGGGACTAGTGAAAGTTCAGAGCGAGAAATGGAGCAAACCGGCAGCGGCTCCGAACCTAGCTTAAACGAAAATTCAGATGAATATTTAGAGGAAGCTGAACAAAACATGTTACGTGCTTTCGATAAGATCCAAAAGCGGTATGGATGGACAGATGAATACGTCTTATCTATACCGTATTCGCGTTTAATGGACCTATTTTCTTTAATAGCACGAGAAGAGCAGCAAGAAGAACTGAATGAGTGGAAGAAGATGGCGTTCATTGGTTTTCAAACTCGTCAACTTGAAGAGGGTACTACTTTCGATGATTATCTAAAAGCCTTTGGACTAACTGATAACCAGGATGATAAGGAATCATCTTATGAAATGGGTGAAGTATGGAGCAAAGAAGAATGTGAAGCACATGTTGAGCAAATTATGGCTCAATTCCAGGAAGACGACGATGAAGAATAAAATGGTTATCGGCCCCAGAAAAGGGGGTGCATAAATGTTAGCTGAAATGTTCCAACTGTTCGGAACGATTGGTATTAAAGCAGACGGCGCTTATAAAGATTTACAACAATTTGAAGATCGAGTACAAAAGACTGCAAACGGAATGCATGATAAGTTCCAAAAAGCGGGGGAATCCATTAGCCATGTAGGTAACAAAATGAAAGATGTTGGTACTAACATGACTGCTGGTGTCTCATTACCTCTAGCTGGTATTGGTGCTGCAGCTGTTAAAGTAGCGTCTGACTTTGATACTTCTAATAGAAAACTAGAATCTACGCTTGGATTATCAAAAGAAGCTACAAAAGAGCTTGGTAATGTTGCAAAAGAGACCTGGAAAGATGGATTTGGGGAAAGTATAGAAGCAGTTGATGAAGCTGTAATACAAGTAAGTCAAAACATGAAGAATCTTTCTTTCGATGAAATGCAGGGAGCTACGCAAAGCGCTATGACTCTTGCGAAAACTTTTGACACTGACGTTAATGAGGTTACACGAGGGGCCGGACAACTTATGAATCAGTTCGGGTTAGATGCACAAGAGACATTTGACCTCTTAGCTTCTGGTGGACAAGCAGGCTTAAACTTCTCAAACGAAATGTTCGATAACATTTCCGAATACGCGCCTTTATTTAAACAAGCAGGATTTTCTGCAGAAGAGATGTTTACCATTATGGCAAATGGAACCCAAGATGGTTCATACAATCTCGATTACGTAAACGACCTTGTAAAAGAGTTCGGTATTCGTGTACAAGATGGATCAAAAGGTGTAACAGAAGCCTTTGCAGAAATGAGTCCAGAAACACAAAAGGTTTGGGACAATTTTAATAAAGGTAAAGGAACTTCTGCAGATGTATTTAACGCAGTACTTGGCGATTTAGGAAAAATGGACGATAAAGTCAAAGCCAATCAGCTTGGCGTTGCTGTATTCGGTACTAAATGGGAAGACATGGGGGCAGAAGCTGTATTAGGGCTGAATAATGCCGATGGTGCATTACGAGATGTTGATGGCAGTATGAAAAAAATGCAGAAGACACAGCAAGAAGCATTTGGTGTTCGCTGGCAAAAACTCACTCGTACTACAATGGCATCATTAGAGCCGCTAGGCCAAGCAATTATTGATATTGCAGAAGTTGCCCTTCCTCCCATTATCAAAGCTGTAGAATTAGCTGCAAAGGCATTTAGTTCTATTCCTAAACCAATCCAAATTGGTATCGTAGCAATTTTAGGTATGGTTGCAGTATTAGGGCCATTAGTCGCAATGATGGGATTTATGACAAGTGGAGTAGGTGCATTTGTCGGTTCATTTAGATTCCTAGTACCAGTATTATCTAAGGTTCCTTTATTATTTACGGGTATATTAAAACTTGGCCCTAAATTAATAGGAATGTTTGGAATGATAGCAAGAGCAGTAGCTTTCCTAGGTAGCACTGCATTTGCAGGACTTTTAAAAGTAGGGCCTAAACTTATTGGTATGTTTGGTGCAATAGGTAGAGCACTCGCTATACTTGGAAGATCTGCAATGACACTACTTATGAATCCCTGGACAATTGCCATACTTGCTATTGTTGGATTAGTTTATTTAATTTACAAAAATTGGGATTCTGTTGTTAAATATACGAAACAAGCCGTTAAATGGATGGGTGACGCATGTTCTAAGGGATGGGATGCAACCGTAAAAGGTGCGAAATCAGCTTGGTCAGGTTTATCTAAGTTCTTTTCTGGATTTTGGGAAGGAACGAAAAAAGTCTTCCATGCCTCCGTATCATTTATAGGAAAAATACTTGAATCAGCCTGGCGTGCTTATCTCACAGTTATAAAGTTCTATATAAATTTTTGGAAAAAAGCATTTGAAATTGGATGGAATGCTATAAAATTCATTTTTAATGCTGCTTTAAATATTTTAAAAAGCGTTGTTAAATTTGCCTTAGAATTTATAAAAAATGTAATATCTTTTTATATAAAAATATGGCAAACGATTTTTAGAGTTGGGTGGAATTTAATAAAAACGATATTCGTTTCAATTTTAAATTTCTTGAAGTCGTTTATTCGCGCTTCCTTTACTTTGATACAGAAAATTATCTCTGTATCTATGAATTTTATAAAAAATGTAATCTCTACAACGCTAGCAATCATAAAAAATATATTCTTTACAGTGCTAAATTTTATAAAAAATCTAGTAGTTACAAGCTTCAATTTTATAAAAAATACGATAGTTACAATTTTAACTGCTGTCAAAAATTTCATACACCAATCATTCGAATTTATAAAAAACACGATACTCTCTGCAGTTCGGATTTTTGTTAATTTCATAGTTGATAATTTCAATAAGATAAAAAACACCATTTTTTCAGTGATTGGAGCTTGTAAAGATTTTATAGTGTCAAGTTTTTCCACGATAAAAAAGGTAATGACTAGTGCCTTTACCGGAATAGTTGACACTGTGACAAAAGTCTTTAGTAAAGTAGGATCCATTGTAAAAAATGTAGCAAAAGATGCAGTTAGCTGGGGAAAAGATATCATTGCTGGGATTGGTGAAGGTATGTCCGCAATGGCTGGTTGGGTAGCTGATAAAGCAAAAGGCGTAGTCAGCGGAATTCCAAAAGCCGTTAAAAAGTTCTTTGGTATTCGTTCTCCTTCACGCCTAATGATGGAATTTGGTGGATTTATCACAGAAGGTTTAGGGGTAGGGATGGAAAAAATGATTCCTGCAGTAGATAGGGCTTCTGAACTACTAAATAAAGCCGTTGTTCCACCTAAACCAATGAAACTAGTAACCGATGTATCTACTCAAATTGGACAGATGGGAGCACGCTCTGCTGATTTAATCGGTAAGACTGCACATCCATATGCTGGACAAACCCACGTTGAAAAGAAAACGGATAAAGGCGTAACAATTCAAAATGCTACATTTAGAGTCGCTGTTGAAAAACTACAATCTGCAGACGACTTTGTAAAAATGAGAAAGCTACTACAAAACGTAGTCGCTGATGATCTAATGGGAATGGCGGTGAGAAACGTATGAGTGTATTAAAAACATTGCATAGAAGAGCTGGTTCTTATTACCTCTTTGAAAAAGTAACAGAATTAAAAAACACAATACAATATACCATCAATTTCACATGGCCAGGGACATATAACTTTTCGTTTATGTCCCAAGTTCCTATTGGTTCTGATGGGATGCTACCGGATAAATACTTTATTGTTCGTGTAAATGGTATTGAAAGGTTTAGAGCAAGAGGACCTTATGCATGGGAAGCAAGAGAGATATTTGTTGGTGCAGGACCACAAACCATTGAATTTACAACAATCGGTTACGGTTCTTCTGATAGAGCGTATGTGAGTCAAGCCTATTATCATTCATTCGGAAATGTTCCTAACATTGCAATGATTGAACAAACAAAAATGCCCAAATCACTAGACGGCTTAAAAAATTATAATGTCATGCATGGATATCCGCGTTTTCAAAGCGCTGGGAATAAAGGTTGTGAAGTAGAATTCACCCTTCTATTTAGGGATATGAAATATTGGCGTGATTTTATGAAGGAAATATATCGCACTCATATTATCACTGGTGATTATGGTACGTATGGGGGTATTATCCCACCTAACGAAGTAGATACAATCAGAAAAGGTACCCTCGTAATAGCAAAATGTAAATTAATATCTACATCACAAGCAGGCGTTGGAGTTGATGGAATGTGAGAGAAGGATCTGTATCCTTAATCAAAATGTTGGGGAGCTATTTCCAAATCGGGAATAACGCCCCTAATTTAATTGTTTATATGAAAAAAAGGGACTCTTCTTCTTACGTCCAAGTACAACATCATGTAACAGGATTAGAGGTCCAAGAGAGCGCAGACCAGTTCGCAAGTACATTTACTATTACCTTCGCAAATGAATACGGTCAAATGGCTCCTGATAACTGGTTTGGTAAGTTTTCCTCAATACAAGAATGGTTTTATAACGGTGAAGTAGCAAACAGAAATCAGCTATATCCACAGACTGAATTTAAGGTGGCTATTGGATACGGTGAAGAGGTTTTACCTTATATACATGGCTTCGTATCTGATGTGAAGGTAAATGCCGAAAGCGGTACTATTTCAGTCACTTGTACAACATCTTATAAGAAACTTCTACAAAAATCAGTAATACCAACACCTGGATCAGATGAAATTGTCGCACCAACTGGCAATGTATATAATGTTGTGAAATTCTTCTTTCAAAAAGCAGGGGTTATCTTACATGGCAGTCCTGTAAACATACCTGGTACTAATCAGAGTTGGCTCGTTGAAGGCGCGACTGGTAAGAGGTTTCAAAAATGGGATGAAATTGTTCGCGATATTATAGATACAACATTCCATTACATAAAACATGAACCGGATGGAAGCTGCACGTTTATGAAGATGCCGGATTATGCTATCAATGAACCTTCAAAGTTTAATTTTACAGAAGGAGAAAACCTTATTTCATTAGATATGCAGCTAACAGACCAGGATATAAGTAATAGCATTGTTGTTAAATGTGGAGATTACGCAAACGGATTTCTTAATTCGTTTTTATTAAAAAATGTATCGCAAGGGGATTTGCGTGAGGAACTGATAGAAGTTCCTTGGGCTACAACATTCTTTGCAAGAAGAGCAGTAGCTGCAGCTTATCATTTAAAAGCAATCCAGAAGTTTAGGACATTAACGGTAGCAGTAGTTGGTGATCCAAGGATTCAATTGTTTGATGTAATTTCTGTTTACAACCGAGATTCTGGCCAACAATGGAATTATTTCGTGAAAGGTATTAATACTATGATTTCAGCAGATGATGGTTTCTATCAAACTTTAGATTTAACAGTTAACTACGGATACGAACCTACTCCTTATACAGACATAAGCGGAATCACAGTAAACGTAGATACCTTACGGTTAAAACTTTGGGATTATGATTATGAAGATGGTGACGTAATAAATATTTACGCCAATGATAGGTTAATAGAAGAAAATTACCTTATCCGAAACAACCCTACATATGTTGATATCCCGCTCGAATACGGTGTAAATGTAGTTGTATTTGAAGCTGTACGAAATCCTTTAAAGTGGCTTACAGGACGACTACAAGTGTTAGATACACAGAATAATATTCTATTTGATTATGGTGATATTCCAGATTTAACGTTTGATAGAAAAAACATAGGTCCAGATGGATATTATATTCAACGCCCTGCAAAAACATGGTCTGTCACAAGGGTAAATTAGGGGTGATATGATGATAATGCAAAAGAACTTATATGATCCGATTATGTATTTGATGAAAGGATTAATTGATAGAGAATTTTACAGCGGTGGAAAACCAATGCCTGGCGATGACCCGAATAACGTATTTAAAGAAGGTATGACAGAGGGATATACCCTCATTCGTGATGGTGCTCGTTTATCAGCTGTTGATGGAGATAAATATCTTTATTACGATTTAGTTTTTAACGAACACGGGATGTTAGATAAGGTTATTCTATCCCACAAGATAACAGGAAAGATGATGGAAACACAATTAATATATAATGCACAGAAACAGTTAGAGCGTGTGCAGCCGCGACTTCTTAATAAAGGTAACGGTATGTTATCTGATTTAGCAATTCCCGATGTGTCGTAATGATGCACGGGAATTTTTTAATACATGGAAAAGGGGTGAATGATCTTGTTTGAAACAACCTATTTAGCTGGCGGCCGATTAGATCCACCTTTTCATCCAACAAAAACGGAACCATTCGTACCTGGATTCATTATGGATTCTACATCATATAAAACGGATGAAGTGAAATATGTATTACCTGCAGATATGGAGATTTACGCAATTAGTGTTAGTTCCTCCATGTACGAATTAGATGATAAATGGGATTTAATCGTGAACGGACAAACTGTTTGCCAGGATATCTATACAAAGCGCATCCCCGAAGGTATGCACTTTATGGTTTACAAATCCGTAAAAGCAGGAAGTACAATTACATTCCGATTCCATAATCAAGGCATTCTTGATAAAACGGTATGGTTTGAACTTCACTTTTTAAGATAAAGGAGAGTACTTTATGAGCTTTTCTGTTAACTATATGGCTGGTGGGCGATTTGACGCACCTTACTTCCCTACAAAGACAGAGCCATTTATCCAGGGGCGGAGAATTGGAATTTATAATGACATCCATATAGATAAGTTTTCAGTACCGTTCGAAACGGAAATGATTTCTTTTTCTATCGCTGCGTCACATTACAGTAATAGGGACTATTGGAATTTATTTATTAATGGCCAGCAAGTATTTAAAGAAGTTTATGTAAAAGATGTGCCGGAGGGTTTTAATTTCTCCGTTGTAAAACCTATACCTGCTAATGCGGAAGTAAAGTTCGAATACCACAATGCATCCGCAGATAAAAAAACTATATGGCTTAATTACCAGCTATTAAGAGATTAGGAGCGTGAAATAGATGGCATACGTTGAAAAAATAGTTACAGAAGCAGACTTTCAAAATTCACTCATAAGTTTAATGACCGAAAATGGTTGGAAGAAAGTCAAAAACTTTTATAAATACATTCATAAAGTAAAAGAGCAAGGAAGCAAAGATAACATTACTAAACTGTATAAATATTGGTGTGCAAAACATGTTATCTTACAAAATTCAGATGGTGGCATGTACGGAATCGTTCAAACTTGGGCTTGGGAGACTAAAACAAAACTAAATATTGATTTATCTACAGATGAAGGGAAAACAGAATTCCAATCTTATGTAGAAGATAATCCAAGATATAAAGATCGTTCTTGTATGTATCTATACATGATAGAACATGTTCCAAATTATCAAGACAATAGCATGATTCAAATGGGTGCTCAAGACGGTGTGGAATTTCAATCTATTATGGACGTGGAATTAGCTGAAGTAAAGGTGACTTCAAATAGAAACGTAAATCCTGAAAGTGGGGAAGTTTATTACACATATTCCTACGAATATACAGATCAACCTCAATTGATGATGTCCCCTTGGGTAAAATGTTCATTTAGAAACCCTAAACTAATAAATATAGATGCCGATTCAAACTGGTGGCCAGATTCAATGGTTCGTATTACGGGACAAGTAGATAAATCTCGTGTGGTTCTTCTAATACAAGCTGATAGAACGCCTGCTTTCGATAATAACTCTGTTCCTGTAATTCCTGTTTATATGGGGAAATTAGAAAGTTATGCAGCTGATGATACAATTGCCGATGCTCTTTGGGCAGGAACGGCTTATGACGCAGGTGATGAAGCAAGCTCGCATAAATATGACTTTGAAAGTAAAACTCCATTTAGAGATGTTAAAAAATATATGCCAAGGACAAAATCGTATCCTAAAAGCCCAGGTAACGGTATTGATAACATCATAATCAAGCGATCACGTTTTGGAGCAAGATATCAAGCTCATTATCTAGCGTGGAATGTTCCGCCTAACATGATGCCACCAGATAGAAAAAGTACGACAGGCGGCCAATATCCGAATGCATGGCAAAATCATGAGAATGATGAATATAAATATCAATTTAATCCTTCTGTTTACAGCAATAAAGTCCATACGTCACGAGCTTATATTGTTCATCCAGAAGAAGGTGTTCGTGGTTATATGCCTTATATCGTTCTACTATCACCTTTAGGTTTATTAAATGGAGATAAATTGAAAGTAAGACAAAATACTTGTCCAGATACTCATGACATTTATCGTTTCTTTACAGTCGATGCAATTTCACCAATTACAAAATTACCTGCTACTGCTTATCGACCAGCTGGATTAGGAATTTACGAAAAAACAAGATAAAGGCGGATGAATATAAATGTGGTTTGATAAAGTAACGTATTTGCAAACATTACCAAATGACTTAGAAAAAATGTTTACCACTAATGGATGGAGTAGAAAACTATTTTTTAGGATTCGTAGTGGTATTAGTAAGTTTATTGATGTTCGTTTATTTGAAGCAGCTGGAAGTGATGGAGAACGTAGAAAACTAGGTGTGGCAACCGCATACGATACGAACCTATCAGATTTTACCGATAATCGATACATTACAGCTGATTCTCCATTAGGGAAATTAGGTACAGGTGACGGTACAAAGAAAGACTTTCAAATGCCTGTATTTCCAGTCACAGAAAGCTCTCTTATTATTTATATAAATAGTATCGTAAAAGATAAAAAAGGTTACACAGTGAATGGTCGTACTGGAGAAATTAAGTTTACTGACGCGCCAGCGAAGAACGATAAAATTACATACGAATGCCGACTTGCTAGTGACGCTTATGAGCCTTCTAACGATATGATTTTCTTCACTTACAGCCAATACTTTATTGAAAAAGAATTAAAACTATCAGATCAAGCAAGTAATTTAGGGAATGGGAATGGAACAAAAACAGAGTTCCAATATCCATTCCCTAATTTTGATGAGTCACGCACCATTTTTTATAAAAATGATGTCATTATCTCACCAGAAGAATACACATTTACCGAAACAAAGATTGTATTTAAAAAAGCACCTGCAAGTACAGATAATATTAAAATGGTTGGCTTCTATACAGTTGAACCTAAAGCAGATGGAACCATAGATACACTAACAACAACGAAATCTTTTGATACAGAGGATATGTTAGCCATTATGAATGAAGTGTATTCAGCGTTAAATTTCGCCAATCCTTCACCGTATACACCGATTAGTTTCACACCAGAAAAACGATTTACAAGAGACTGGAAACGAGATTCTGTTGTTTACATGTATGGAAATGCCAATAGAGATCGTATAGCAATGTTTATGCGCGTAGATCCAACACCTGCTCCTGTTCGTGCTTTATTCGTCCCTGTTTATATTGGCCGAATGTACACATTTGATAATGCTCCACGAAGAAATATGATAATCGCAGCAGGTTGCCGTACAGGTGATCAATTTTCGTATTCTGCCAATAAAAAAGTAGGAAATGCAACAATAGATTATGGAGAAAATACAAGTAATGGTAATGAAACGGTACAATTGGCACAATCTTATACAGGCTCTATGTACCAACATCATTATCTTTCTTTCCATACTCATAATATGGCTGTTGATAATGGGCAGGGGCGCTTTAATCCGTCTGTGTATAGTGGCAAATACCATTTATCTCAAGTCTATATTGTTCATCCTAATGATGGGTATGTGGGTAAATTAGATGATATTTATGCCGTCCATCCAAAAAACATCCAGCAAGCTGATGAATTAGAAATTGAAAAAACAGTTTCTAATGAAGTTTTAGGAAAAGGTAACGGGGTACGAAAGGTGTTTCACTTAGAACACAAACCTAAAGGCGATACCTTGAAGATATTACGATCTTGTATTGAGGTTCCAAAGGGAGAATATGTGTACAATTCCGATGATAAAACCATTACATTTAATGAACCTCCGGTAAATGATGCTGAAATTATAGCTTATTATGAAATGGCGCAATTATACCGTTATACATTACCAACAACACCTGTTTCACCGATGACACAAGATAAAGCAACGCCTTTCAATCCAATTGGCTTAGCGATCTACAAAGAAGATCTCTAAAAATAAGGGGGTAGCAGAAGAATGAGTGAAAAAGTTTATTCTATTGCTTCCCCTTCTATATGTACCAAAGAAAAAAGTCATGTTGTCGCAATTGGTTCTGGACCTAATAGAAATGAGAGAACCTATTCTTTTTCTATTACTCCGGCAAACACAGAAAATAAGAATGATGTTGAGTATCCGATTTGCATCGCTCCTTACGCAAGGCATAAGGCGGTTACAGAGGATAATGCAATGGTCACTGCGACGAAAGTACGACCTAAGGGATTCTTATTTAGTGCCCTTGAGGTAACGAATAGACAAAACGAAATTGATGCTTCTATTTCTAACACAACTGATTTTGAATTAAATCGAATTATTGATGTGGCCAATTTGGAAACGCAGCAGTCGCAACGTATTGATAGTATTCCAATACAACTTATTTCTGCGGACGAATCCATTCAACATGAACGAATTTTCGATATAGACCATATCGAAGGGGTAGAGAGCGAAAGACCAAATGAAAGAACCGCAGTTGTGCACCATACAGATGAATTACAACTTATAACCAGAGAATACGAAGCAACTCAAATCATAAAGCAGGATATATTAAAAAATACATTACGTGAATTCGTAGCTGCCGGTGTCGATGAATTACCAGAATGGGTAAAAGTCGCTCGTGTGCTATATGGCGAAGAATTTTATGAAGAGGTAAGTCAAATTGTAACTAGGGAAATGCAAGGAGAATATAACGAGGGCGCTATATCAAATATCGTTTCTCCAGCCATCGATGCAGTAATTAACACAGAAAATATCGGTGAAACAAAACGAGAAAGCATTGAGGCTCGTTGCCCAGATGATTACGAAACATTTGCAACTGAACATGAATTACAAGCTTCCATAGAAGAATTTGATTTATTCGATGGAATGGGCATTCCTGTTTATCTTCCTGATTACGAATTATTTGCTAGGATTCAAAGGGAATTGGCGACGAACATTGAAATACAACATGATTTTGAACGTACGGCAATAATAGAAAATGCTGATCTACTTCCAAGTGAAGATTTAACAACCGCAGAAAGAAATCCTGTTATAGATGCTACTCATATAAAATTTGACTCTTCTATTCGGATGAAGGAACTTTATGGCGATTCTATTATGATAGAAGACTCAAATAAACAAGTGGGTGTATTTGCTACAGAAAGCAGCGAACCGTATACATTCGAAAGAATAAATGATCAATATGCTGATATTGTACAAATTCATAATTCCGAACTAATCATACAAGAACTTGAGTCTATTCTTCCTGATACACAGGTATCTGTAAAGAAAGAAAATGTATTTACAGCCGAGGTTACAAATTCACAAGAAAGCGAAATATCTTCGCGTATTTTATCGGTTGAGGACATCGCTGTAAGTACCACTGCACTAAAAATACAAAATACATTTGAAGTGATAGAAAGCAGCAAAGAGGAATTTATAAGATTAACCGAATTAACAGCAAACATTGCACATATAGACGGTGCTGATCGCTTATTAAATGAATCACAAGCGGATGTAATTGAATTAATTAGTGCAGACAAGGAAGATTCGCCAGTACTTGTAGATGTATCTGAAAGCATTTCATCCGAATTAACAGCACAAGATATTCTTACTACTATAGAAGACCATGATGTTATTGCTAATAAAACAATAAAAGAATTACCAGCTTCCATAGAAGAATTCTATTTGTTCGAAGGTATGGGGATTCCTGTATACCTTCCTGAATTTGATTTATTCGGCCGTATTCACAAGGAACTAGAAACACGCATTACGCTCTTTGAAGACACTTCTAAACTATCACAAATAATGCAGATGCAAATAGATCAAACAGTTGTATCCGAAAAAGTAGAAAAAGAACTTCTAACTATAGCAACCGAAGAAGTAGCTTCTGACATCGTTCCAGTTACCTTAGATGCTGAATGTATCGATTTAGACGCTTCTTTTAAACAAAATACACAACAAGCTCTTATTACAGAGCAAAAGTCCTTTAACGGTATACGTGAATTTTATGGTGGAATTATTTCTGAAATAACACTAGCAGATAGGGATGTTATAACAGATACAAATGTAATTGAAACTGTAGATGCAGCAAGAGAATCTGAACAATATGCAACCGTTAGTGAATATGAATTATTAGAGCGACAGGATGTTGTAGAAGCTGTTACTAGCGAATCAGATACGTTTGATAGAGAACATGAATTAGAGAGTGTTACAGAGGAATATGAGCGATTTGAACGCATACCAGAACGAGAATCCGTTATAGAGGATACTGAACAATTCAAAATGGAGAGAGTACTAGATACAGAAAAACCAGATGAATTAATAGTTATCGAAAAAGAGAATGATGATCCGAAGTTATGGCTACGTCATAGCCGCCAATCATGGTGGACAAACTCAAACTGGAAGAAAACGAGATAAAGTGAAGGTGATAGAATGGCAACACCCCAATTAGGTAATAGTTTACCTAGTCCAGAATTAGGATGGACTCGCAAGTTTTGCAATAAATCTAATGTTGGTACCTTTTTTAAAAATATCCGCGTAGTAAATAATAATTTTTACGCAAGCTGGATGTATATAGGTGACGATGCAAAACCCACTGAAGAAAGTTCTTGGTATAATGTCTCATCTATTAGAGGTTCTGATGATGATATGTTTTCTTTCGAATTCACTGGGACTTCTTTTCGAATACTGCAAAAGTCTTATACCACAAATCGTCGTAATATTATGGTAAGAATAGATAATGGAATCTGGATGGATGGTTCCGTAATTCGCGCCAATAATTCAAAATTTAGAGTTTGTTTCGAGAAATTAGACTTACCTAGGGGGACTCATAAAGTAGAGGTAATTGCTTATGGGTTCACTGCTGGTTCTCTTGATAGCGACAATAATACAATGATTAGTGCTATTGATTATGCAGATTTAAGTGCAAAAGTAGGGGATGTTCTAAAAGAACCCGAACCTGGTTGGAAACGGTTTGATGATTCAGATCCATTAATTAGTTATGCCGGTCCATGGTCTGCAGCAGCCAATACTCCATTAGATAATTATAATAAAACGCTTCATATTAAGGACTATCGTAATAGCACAGCTGCCGAATTCAAATTCACATTTAAAGGAACTGGCATTCGACTTATAGCTACTTTAAGTGATGTCTCTAACTTTAGCGTAGAATCAACTATAACGATTGACGGTGCATCTGAAACTTTTAAAGGATATCATCTACCCTATACCATCCAAGGATTAGCATTTCAAAAATTAAATTTGCAAGATGGAATTCATACCGTTAAAGTTTCCACACCAGCCTTTATATTTGATGCTGTTGATATTCAGAATGGTGAATTGATTTCACAAGATGTAATAACAAAGCCAAAAGTGTCCTTATACGAAAAAGAAAGCGGGAAGATATTTGTAGATGATTTTGATTTCGTAAATCCAAAATGGCTTATGTCACCATCAAATGCATTTAACAATGCTGTGAAAAAAGGGTTCTTACGTATGAATCATGCTGATAATAAAGACGTTATGCTTTTAATCGATAAGCCACAAAGTAACTTTGCAATACAAGTTATTGCGGATTATGCTCCTACAAAAGAAGAGGATCAAGGTGGCTTACTAATCTATCAAAATGAAAAGAATAAAGTTGAGTTTCTTGAATCCTATTCTGCTAATAGTTCACAAAGCAATAAAGAGTGGATGGCAATGTGTAAGGAAGATCAATGGGACTTTTACACAAAGACAGATACATTTTTTGATTATGCGGATAACGATTCATTAGCAGCAAAAAGAATTGGTGTTGTTCTAAAAAGAGGAACTGCAGAGGGATTTGTACCGCTAGACATCAATAAAATCATTATGACAACAAGCAACATGTTACGTCTGCGCCAACTATATGGTAATTATAAGGTTGTATTAAAAGATGCTGCAGGTAATACCCTTTCTTCTAACATCGTAGCTGTAGCTCATACAGGCATTGATATTCTACTTCCTTCCTTGGAGTTTGAAGGAATCATAGAAATATATGATGAGGAAAATGAACTACTAGCAAAGAAACAAGCTACCTTCTATGGTGGGGATATGTATTGTATGGGTTCATCCCTACAAATCAAAATGGATAGCAATGAATTAAATACAACGGATCCAACGAATTTAGGTTACATGGTGAATAATGAGCGTATTGTAAAAATGACTATCGTAAATGATAACATTGGTGCTGCTACAAATATAAAACTATCCATTCAGCAGTACATGGAGAAAGTCGGTTATACCTGGGCACTCATTTCATTAGATGGTACTAACTATTCGAATGAAATACAGATTGATTCAGTTGCTACACAAGATACGCGTGATTTTTGGGTGAAAGTTGTGAAGGATACAAATTTCCTAGCATTCGAACCGATTTATTTTAATGTTCATCTAAAACATAATTGAGGTGAATACCATATGGGAACTGTAATGAAATTATATAGATATACATCCGAAAGTGAGATTACTCCATCCATCCTTATTGAGAGGAATGTACAAATTACAATTGAACCAGGGAAAGTTTTGTACACCCCATTGGATGTAGGTTGTAATAAATACGATATTCGTACAATTCAAGTTACAAATGACTCAAACGTTGAAGCAATGCTATTTATGTACGACCAAAAAGAGAATGGGAATCAAATTTATAAAAGTTTATCAGAAAAAAGAACGTATGATATTTTAGCCATTCCTTGCGAGGATAAAGATCATACAAACAAGGTCCATCTCTATATAGAAAATAGGGGCGTAGCAACCTCTATTTTTAATGTTTCTATGAAAGCAATACGTTTAAGTTAAGGAGGAACATATAAAATGACAAATAAAATTTGTAAGTTACACAGACTAGAGCGAAGAGAAGTTTTTATGAAGATTATCGATGAAATGAAAAAGGCTGGATGGCAGCAATTAAATGCTGACAGAGTGGATAAAAACAATGTTTTTGTTATGTATTCTACAGGTAATGACGGAACCAAAAATAATTACATTGAGTTACGACCTTATGATACGAACTCAAAAAATTCATCATTATCTAGTCTGTATGACATAAGGGAACCGAATGTAAAATATACAGATGGTAGCTTCAGATTGATTAGAGGATATGATAAAGAGAGTGGGAACGGAACCGGAGAAGAATCTTGGTACTCACTAGTATTTCATCATGGGAAACCATATTCTAACAATATTGCAACTCTTTTAAATTTTGATAAATATATGGTTGATCTATATCTATATGTTGATAAAGATACTGTCATTTATTGTGTGTATGCGAATGATGATGAAATCCCATCTGATAAGGGAAAAACAACGATTGGTTTTATAGGTCTTCCTGATGAATTCTATCAGCCAGAACTATTTTCACCTTATTCATATCCTTTTAGTGTTTTGTTAAGTTGTGGAGCCTATTCGCAAAGCGCTGCACATGTAAATAATAGAAGTAAATTTGCTTCGCTCGCATCAACTTCTCGTGTAGTATCAACATTCTTTTGGGATAAGGTCTTTTTAAAAGCACCTTCTAATGAAGGGAAAATAGTTTTTACACCACTGTATTTAGGAGATACGAATGATGGATTTAGAGGAAAATACGATGGCTTTTACATATACAAAGGGAGTGGCTTTATTTACGGTGATATTGTAGAAGTGATTGAGAATAATGAAGTTCAAAAATACAAATTATTTTATACGTATGCTCCAACTGTAAGTGGACAATACAATTCATTTGTTGAACATGCTGTAGCTTTACGGATCGAATAAGCAGGAGGTAAGTATATGGCAGTACTTCAAGGTATCATCATATCTCCAACAACGCTATATCATGCTGGATTACGTGAAATAAATACACATCGTCAAGGTACTATAGTCAATCCAATTGATTTTTCACATGTAGGAGTTAGGCAACTTCTCAAACATCAAGGGGTTATTTTAAATCCCGATGATTGGATTCGAACAGGTATTAGACAGATTTCCACCCGTCAAGGTGTTATGCACAATTTATCTCAAGGTAAGAGAGGAAATTCTGAAAAAGAAGTAATGAAACCACCACGTACTGAACCACTAGAATACGCGTGGAAGAAAATGAACATATAACTTTATCGAAATTGAGCGTGCTGCAGCAGGCTTTTTTATTTTGACTTAATTTTGAAAGGAGGTGAGAACTTGGAAAGAATTCACGAACTCATCAAGGCATTGAATATAAGCGATGTTATTACAAGTACTCAATTTAAAGTAGGTGGTGCTATAGGCGGTGGATTAGGAACAATAATTAATTTGTTATACGGTAAAGCGAACTTAATTTGGATATCGATCTATTGCTGGATTATCATGCTCGACTGGATTACGGGTAGTAAAGCTTCAAAGATAGATGGAACATACTCATCACAATATGGAATTGAGGGCATCACGAGAACCGTGGTGCTTTTATCATTACCAGCCCTTGCACATTTATTTGATATCGCTCTTAAACTACCTGATTTCTTTTTCTTCATGGTAGTAGGTGGATTGAGTTATCACATTTTTAATAGTTTCGCAGCAAACTGTGCACGAATTGGCTGGGAAAAATGGATTCCTGCATGGTTATTAGAAAGTGTAGCATCCGAAATTCAAGCAAAAATCCAAAGAAGTGATGCACGAAAAGAAAAACATAACACCAAATAAAAAATACACGCCTTACATAAGGAGAGCATTGTCAAAAGACGGTGCTCTTTTTGTTTGGCAAAAAGGGGAAAATACACAATGAAAAAACCAATTAAACTATTTAGCTCTTTATTTATGACTCTATTACTCTTATTTTCGTTTGCTACGGCTTCATTTGCCGATAGAGTACTAATCATCCAAGACTTACCGAAACAAGCATATCGCTACGGTGTGGGCGCTTATGAGGGCGTTGTAGCACATAGTACTGCAACACCAGAAGCACCAGCAATTAATATTAGAAATTACGAAGCTAGAACATGGAGAAATGCATTTGTACATTATGCTGTAGATTGGAACGAAACAGTCCAAATTGCTGATACTAAATATATTGCTTATGGCGCTGGACCAGCTGCTAACAAACGATTTGTTCATGTAGAACTTTCTGAAACTAGTAATTCGGCTAAATTTAAATCTTCTTATGAACGTTATGTAAAACTATTAGCTAAGATTTTAAAAGATAGAGGGATTCACCCAAGCAAAGGATTATGGACACATAAAGATATTACTTACAAATTAGGTGGAACTGACCACGAAGATCCGATTGATTACCTTCGCAGTCACGGTGTATCAGAATCACAATTCAGAGCGGAGGTACAAAAGGCGTATGAAGGCGCAACAGTTACAGTTAAACCAAAACCACAAGAACCATCTCAAAACGTTGTGGGCGAAACAGGAGTAGCTTATATTGATGGATTTAACGTAAACCTAAGAAGTGGACCATCAACAAATTATGGTGTTATCCGTCAATTAAATAAAGGAGAAGCATATCAAGTATGGGGAAAACAAGGTGATTGGTTAAATCTTGGCGGTAACCAATGGATTTATAACAACTCATCTTACATTAAATATCATAGGGAACAAACTTCTGCAGTAAGTTCTGTAGAAGGTAAGCGTGTTGTTTCTAAAGTGGACGACCTTCGTTTCTATGACTCTGCTTCTTGGTCTGATAAAGATGTAGCAGGAACGGTAGATGAAGGGCTTGGATTTACTATTGATGCTAAAGTATCCGTTAATGGTTCACCACAATACAAAGTACACAACAGTAAAGGCGCAACATACTATGTAACTACAAATGAAGCCTATGTGTATGTGAAGTAGAAAAAAGGGTATGCCCAAGTTTGGGTATACCCTTTTTTTTGAGATTCTATCCGATTGCTAAAGCAAAACTGTATAACAACCAGGGTTTCCGTAAACGAATTGAAACTCTACGCCAACAGCAATCACAAACACCTACATCAAAACAGATAAAACGTGAGATGACTGACAATAATAAAGATATAATTATAGAATCGTTAAAGCGAAGAATTAGGAAAGTCGAAGAAGAAAACAAACAATTACGGAATCAATTAAAAGTAGCATACGCAGATGTATACCAACGGATATAAGTAAATAGAAAGATGTAATTTTATCGTACACACTTAACATTTATTACTCTTTTAATTAAAGGTATAGGAAACTTCACACAAGTTCCCCTATACCTTTGATCATATTAGCTTTTCTGGTCAGAAGGATGATCAATTGAATCAGCTAGTTTATACCAACTCTGTACAAAGAAAAGAGAAAATATAGAACATATATTTCTAGTAGAATTCTATGTTATGCTGTTAACCTAAATATTTGATAAATTAATTCTTTTTGATTTTGAACAAACTAATCACGTAAATCAATCTGTTCTTTTTTATCATATATGTGCTTTTTACTTCTCCAAGAATGGATATATATGTGAAAAGACCTTAGTCTTAACATAGAATGTACACGTTTCTTAATAAAGTGTTACTCTTGTTCTACAATGCTATTCAAATATTTGAGAGGTCTCGTTTGGGTCATAGTAACATATTACATTTCTAAATTATATCTATACGTTATCAGATCAACATAAGCCAATAACAATTAGTTAATGGAAGATTAGGTGCCTCTGAGATTACTGTTGTATTATATCCCACAATAAAACTAGCTGGTACAGTTGCAGAAGCCCATCCTGCAGTGAAAAATTGGTTTGCAATTGTATTACTCGAACTGAAAATAGGTGTTTGCCCGGTAGAACTCGAGTCAATTCCGATAATTCCCTTTCCAGCGGTATTTTGAACACTGTTTCCAATAACTTCAATAAACTTAAAAATATTAAAATTAGCATTAAACAGTAAGACAGGTACATTTCCTTCATTAACTGTTGTATTGCTTAGAAGAAATAATCCGAAATTTGTACCAATAAATTCTTCAATTACTAATAGATGTCTCAATGTAAAAGGAGAAGAATTATCTTGCTTATTATTGCTTACTATTAAATTCCCTTGTAATGTACCAGAATTAACAGCTATATTAGTAATGATAATAAATCTGCATCGCGTGTTACCTGAGTCAGACACAAAGGTATTACTGTCAATAATACTTTGCCCTGAAGTAGAGGAAATAATGATATAGAAGTATCCATTGTTAGGTGATGCAAGGGGCGCATAAGTAAAGTTGCAATTTGTTATTTGAAACTCAGTTGCTACAATAGCGATACCGAGTTCACATACTGAAATTTCACAACTATCGATATATATACCTGTTGCTGACAAATTATTAATTGAAATAACAGACTCAACTCCTAAAACCGATGGGAAATCTTGGACGATAGACATATTTCGGAAAATAACATTGGATACTGTAACATTAAACATAGAGACTACAGTATTCAAGGTAGTAATAACGGTAGTTGCCCCTATTCCTTGCCCCTCAATTGTTACTGATTTATTAACAGTGACAGTGGATGTAATTATAAAAGTCTCAGCATCAAGCAATAGTCTATCACCGTTATTAGCCACAGCTAAAGCTGCATCAATCGTCGTATAGGTTTGCGTTGACCCAACAAGGATTGTGTTTCCGGTAGGAGCTGGAATAGCTCTGACCATCGGAGGAACTGGCTGAGAGAGCTTATAATACGTGATCCCTGTGGATAGGTCAATGTAGATATCCCCTAAATCTCCAATGGCGCATGTTGGAGCACCAACTCCTGTTAAAACCGTAGTACCTGTGGGTCCTGTGGGTCCTGTGGGCCCTGTCGGTCCTGTGGGTCCTGTGGGTCCTGTGGGTCCTGTTGGTCCTGTGGGTCCTGTTGGTCCTGTGGGTCCTGTTGGTCCTGTGGGCCCTGTTGGTCCTGTGGGCCCTGTTGGTCCTGTGGGCCCTGTTGGTCCTGTGGGTCCTGTTGGTCCTGTGGGCCCTGTCGGTCCTGTTGGTCCTGTCGGTCCTGTGGGCCCTGTTGGTCCTGTGGGCCCTGTCGGTCCTGTGAGTCCTGTCGGTCCTGTTGGTCCTGTGGGCCCTATCGGTCCTGTGAGTCCTGTTGGTCCTGTTGGTCCTGTGGGCCCTGTCGGTCCTGTTGGTCCTGTGGGCCCTGTTGGTCCTGTGAGTCCTGTTGGTCCTACAGGACCTGTTGGGAAAGTAAAGGGAGGAATAGCTGGAAGTGTTGGCCCCACTAGATTAGGATTAAAGGCCGCAGCCTGAATTCCCTCCCATTTTTTTTTCTCATTTGGTTTATCGAACAT